GATGTACGCATCCACCACATCTGAGACCATGCCTGTCGTCGCGCCCAGGACATCACCGGCGAGGCCACCGACCGCTGAGACGACACTCGACGTGAGCTCATCAACTATCGTGGTGATTACATCTTCGCCGATAGTTGCAAGATTGGCCGCAACACTCCCGACCGCGCTTAGTGAAGCGGGGAACAGCCCCGCGATAGTCTCGGCAAGTGCGAAAAAGCCACTAATAACTGCATCGACAGCTGCTCGGCCAATATCGGCAAGCGTCCCACCCACGCCCCCCAGTTCACTAAGGGTCGTGGGGAATAGGGCAGTTATAGCGTCGGTGACGGCCCCAACCAGCCCGCCGATGATGTCTGGCAACGCCTCAAACGCAGTTCTAATCGAATCAATGGTAGTGCCGGCCAGGTCTTTCGCCGAAGTGAGTGCCTGCTCAAAGTCCCCGCTCAGAAGGCCAGTCACCACACCAATGGCCTCCTGAATCTGCTCAAACGCGTTTAAGACGGCCCCCTCAAAGACATCTGCTAACGTCTCAAACGCTCCCACAATCGGGTCAACTGCTGGCTCAAGCACGTCAGCGAGTTTGCTGGCTAACTCACCGGCAACGTCGATAGCATCCTGTATAACTGGCAGAATGTCGTCCATGAAGACGTTGCCCCATGTCTGGAGCATATTCACGATATCGGACACCGCTGGTTCCAATGTATCAATGAGTTGGCTGGCGAATGTTATTGTCCGGTCTGCTATGTTCCCAACTGCCGGCACAACCTCAGTAACAATAAACTCAGCAAAGTCCTGAAAGACTGGAACAACGTTACCCTCAATATACGACACCAAATCCTGGAGAACGGGCACAACGTCAGTAATCAGAACCTGCGCTAAGTCTTGAAGCACCGGGCCGAGAGAACTGACGAGACTGCTAACCACCTCGTCGAGAGCCGGCTTGAGCGTATTGTTCAGGAAGTCCGCGAGCAGTGTGACGCCACTCTTCAGCGCTTCAATGCCATCGCTCACAACCGTCTTGAGCGCCGGCACAACCGAGTTCATCAAGAACTGCATCGTCGCTTTGGCCGCGGCGATAAGTTCGTCCCGGAACACGTAGGCCAACACTCCGACTGCCGCGACGACGAGCCCCACCGGCCCGAGTAGGACACCGAGACCTGACGCCAGTCCGCCGACACCAGCGGTCACGCCACCAAACACACCAGACAGTGCCGCAATCGATGAGGCCAACTGTCCCAGTATGAGGAGCACCGGCCCGATGGCTGCGGCGACCACACCGAGGATAGCGATAGTTCGCTGTGCTGAGTCCGGCAACCCAGTGAACGTGTCCGAGACGAGTTTCAATCGGTCGACAAGCGCTTTCGCAGTGGGCATGAGTTCCTTGCCCACCTCAACTTTCAGGTCACGGAGCGATCCCCTGAGTGCCCGCGTTCGGTTCTGGAACGAGCTCGACGTAGCCGCCGCGTTCCCCTGCGCCGACTGCGTATCTTCGAGAATCGCGTTCAGTCGCGCCTGGGCCTTCTGGGCGCGTGTCGCCTCCTCGCGCCCGCCTTTGATGCCCATTGCGAGTAATTCTTGCTCGACACGGGCTGCCGACAGGTCCACACCGTACTTTCGCACCGTCTCGGACTGCCCCGAGAGTGCCGACTGGAGGTCTTGCTGCACTTTGGCTGGATTTCGGTTCTCGAATGACGCGAGGTCTTGTGTCAGTGTTGTGAACTCGGTGCTCAGTTCGGCGGCGCGTTCCTCCGACTCGACCATCGGATTGAGTATCGACCCGAAGTCGGCGGCCATGTTTCGAATCGTGCGAGAGGACCGCCCGATCTTCTCCGCGAAGTTCTCAGAGAAGGTGGACACGCGATTGCCGGTCTCGTCGAAGATTGAATTGAACCGAGCCCGGGCCTCCTCGGCATCTGAGGCGGCCATGACAGCCGACGCGCCGACGAGCCCGAGCGGGGCGGTGACGGCCGCGGTGAGTGAGAGTCCCGTGTCCTTGGCCGTCTGCCCCATCGACGACAGCGAACTGCTCAGTGACGACTCGGCTCGGTCACTCGCTGATTCAGTCGCGTCGGCGAACTCCTCAGTCTCATTCTCGGCCTTGTTGATGCCACTTCGGTAGTCCTGACTATTGAGGCGGAGAAACCCCTCAACATCAAAGTTGTTCCCGCTCATGGGTTGGACTCAGGTATGTCGTCTTGGGCGTCGGCGACTTGTTGTTGCTGCTCGGCGAACGCGATCTCGTGAAAGTGTCGCACCTCGGCGGGCAACTGCCCCCACTCGTCGGCTGTCTTCCCGAACCGTGCGAGCAGGGTATGATACGCCCGCCCGTAGTCACTCGCCGCGAAACTCCTCGATCTGCGCTCGCTCCTGCTCACTCAGGTCACTCATGACGAGTTCCTCGAACGCCCGCTGGACGACCGGCATCGGAAAGTCGCGCCACCAGTCCCCGGTCATCCCGGGGTCGACAGAGTTCTCGGCGAGCGTCTCGTACACGAGTTCGATGAGGTCCTGTTCCGCGCCGGGGTCGTCGTTCATGACCCGCTGGCGCAGGTCGAGGGCGTCACTTGCGACACCGCCGCCCACGGGCTCGAACTCGACGGGCTCGTCCATGACATCGACGATGCGGCGCTGTCGTTCGCGCTTCTCTTCGAGCCGCGACTTCACGTCGTCAAACTCGACCTGTTCGGCGCGACGTTCCTCGCGTTCCTGCTTGATGTCGTCGAGGCGTTCGGCGACGAATCCGGGGTCGCCCTCGCCGCCCGAAAGCGCGTAGTTGCCAGCGACGTTGGCTGTCTCAGTCATGTGTGATTACGCCCCACTGGACGGCGGCGTGAGTGTTGGCTCCTTGTTGATGTGGAGGGTGATGTCGTACGTGACGGGGTTCTGATTCTCGAGCCCGCTGAACTCGACGGTCGCACTCGGGATGTTGAGCGTGAGTTCGACGTTGCCGCTCTCGGCATCGAGGTACTCGACGGTCACGCTCGACACGCGCCGCGAGCCGCTGACCTGATAGTTGCCGTCTGCGTCGACGATGCCAGCCGCCGAGAGGCCCTCTGCGGCAGCATTCTTGACAGCGGTCGTGAACTCGAGGGTCGGAGACGCGACTTCGGTGAACGTCTCGCTCACCATCTCCGCTGCCTTGCTGAAATCGGTTGTTGATTCGCCCGCGTCGAAGGAGACGGACCCCTCCTCGACGAGGGCGAAACTTGTACTGTCGATGGTCACATTGATGACCTTACCGCTAACTGCCGTATCGGTACTCATGATTGTGTATTGGGATGCTGTTGGTTGTTACACTCGAATGTCGCTTCGACGACGCCGAGGTAGCGATTCAGTTGCTCGTCGTGAGACACCTCGTCTTGATTCGAGATACCAGCTGCGTACCACACCTCACTATGGCTCGTCAGCTCGTCGACGACGGATGCCTGCACCTCCGCAACAGGCTCGGTCGTGTTTCGCTCGACAAAATCAAGCGTGGCGACGATTGGGACGCGGGCGCGGGCTGTCACTCGTTCCATGCGATTCGACCGCTCTGTCGAGTCGAGTGACGTTCCCACGGCGACGGTCACATCTCGGTCGTCTACCTGCTGGGCTCGGTGGGTGGGAACTATCGCCGCGGAGGGGAGGCTGAGACGGTCCTCGAGGCGGTCGAGGAGTTCGCGTTGCAGGTCGATGGCCCGGGTCATGCGAACCCGGCCTCCGCGAGTGCGTCGTCAACTGCCCGAGTGATACGGTCAACAGCCCAGGTGATGTTTTCCTTCCAGGCGGGTCTGAGATACGGTTGTTCCTCGATTCCCGTCTCGGAGATTGACTGCGCGACGGGGAACGCAAGGTCTGCGTCGCCCAGAACGCGTCGAGCCCAGTCCCGGAGCTCGCTTGGTGGCGGGAAGAACGGGTCGGTCCCGAACTCCTGCGGCGCTGCCTGCGGCTGATTCGACCCGACACGCACGACCAGGATGATATCACTCACCTGGTCGACGACACCCTCAATTGACGAGGCGAGAGTGCCTGTGTCGACGGGTGCCTTGCGACGAGCGTCACCGGCGACCTTCTGAGCGATGTCGTTCGCCGCCCCGCGTAGCTTCGGCGTGAGCAGGCTGTCGAGGCGGTCGAGCGCCTGCGCGAGTTCATCGGGCGTGAACTGCCCGGCGTCGAGTGTGAACGAGACATCAGTCATATCGCTCCACCTCCACCCGTTGGGCGAGGGGTCGGCCCCGCCGCAGGTCTCGCACGGTCTCGATGGTTTGGACTTCGAAGGTACCCTCCCGGACATCGAATGTGAGAAGGTCGCCAGACTGAACCGGAGCCTCCGGCGCAAACCGTGCGGTGAGCGGGCGTTGCACCCGCTCGCCAGTCTCCTGCCGGACAAACTCCACAGACTCGTCGGACACCGCACAGGAGACGCCGCTGGCAACCTCCGTGCGCTCTTTGAGCGGTTCGCCGAGGCCGTTGGTACTCCCGGTCTCGACAAGCCGCTCGATAGTCGCCGTCTGCGGGCGTCTGGTGAGTTGCTGACGCATGTCAAGTCAGATGATGTTGCTGCCGCCGTAGAACGTCGGTTCGTCGAACGAGACGGCACGACTGAGATGTCGAGCCACCACCTGCTCCGGAATCTCGTAGTCGACGGACTGCCCGTCGATACTCTCGCTGGTGATGCCCTCGCCGTCGATCTCGACAAGAGCCTGCCGCACCAGCCCGATGATAGCACCAGCCACCGGCTGCGGTATCTCGGACTCCGGGTAGCCATGCGTCCATGTGACCTCGATACTCCGACGTGCAGTCGGCCAGCGCTGGCGGTCGGCTCCGGGTCGCAGTTCGATGTGGGTGTCGGTCACGAGGTACTGGTCTGCGGTCACATCCGGCCCACCGACTCGCTCACTGTCGAGCGTGACGCTGCTGACACTCTGGACCGGGCGGTCGGGCAGCGGGAGGAATGCCGGCGCGACGTGCTCCGGGCGCGACAGCGCCTGCGTGGCCGTGACCGTGCCGAGTGAGACCTCCACCGCATCGGCCACCCGCTCGCGCTCACGCTGGATAAGTCGGTCCAGCAGTGCATCGAACTCCCCCTCAGATAGCCCGAGCGCTTCGGGGCCGACGGCGACCTCGCTCCGCACCCGGGAGACTGTGGGCATCATGCTGGCTCCGTTTACACCACGTTCTTCACGAGTACCCCCGCCTGGAGGTCCTCGATCTGGTAGTCGTGGCGAGCGCGGAGGTGGTACTTTGCGAACAAGTCACGCTCCTGGATATCGTCGGACTCCTCGAGCACGTCGATTTCGACGTCGCGGCGGAGGCCCCAGACGAGATTCTGCGGGTTCGTGAACATCGCCTGGTCGTCGGGGAAGCTCGTGAGACCGACGATGTCGTAGCCGAACGGGGACACATCCTGGTCGCCCTGGAGCACCGCCACACCGAGCCCGTCGTTGCGGTCGGTGAGCGAGTTGTAGTACCGCTGGACGTTCCGACGGCTGGTGATGAACACCGGGTCGGTTCGGAGGTACTTCTGCTCGATTGTGAGCGCGGCCTCGTTGAACAGCGTCGTGTTGACGCCGCCGCCAGCGTGGTCGTAGGACGGCATGGTGTTACTCCCAAGCCGGTCAGAGGCGCTGTCTGCTCCGTCGGCGATGGCGAGAAAGCCGTTGTTGATGCCGATGAACTCCGAGTCTGGCTCAGCGTCTGCGATAGACTCGTCGCCGTTGGCGGCGAGATCGGCGGCGTCCACGGCGAACTGCTGTTCGTACTTCGAGAGGAGCACGTCGACGATGTCATCGACGGTGTCCTCCACGGCCTCGCTGGTCAGTTCGTATGGGATGGTCGTCTTGACCGGGTCCAGTTCGACCGCGCCGGTGACTGCCTCGTTTGCCCCACCGGACGGGGCCTGCCCCTCCGACTGCTCGCGCATGATGCGCTCACCCACGCCGATTTTCGGGATGGCCTCCTGCTGGCGGGAGAGCGTTTCTGTCCGGATGATGTTCAGGAGTTCTGCCTCTTCCTGGACCCGCTGGTAAAACTCCTCGAACAGGTCTCGCGGCAGGACGCCCCCGGACAGGTTGCCCGTGTCGTTCTTTTCAAGCTGCTCCATGCTGTTGCGATTCGCCTCGCGTGCGTTACTCTGACTCTGACTCATTCGTTGAATAGAGAGTTGTGTTGTCCGTGTGGTTGTCTTGCTGTCCACTCCGTCGGCGGGCGCTGACGCGGCTCACCAGTCGCTCCGGCACCAGCGAGCGCCGGAACTGCTCGACCTCGTCCGGCTCCTCGCCGGAGCCGCCAGCCCCCTGTCCGTTGAGTTGGTCGGAGTCGGCCTGTCCACGCTTCACACGGGACAGTTCGGTTTCCAGCTCCTCGACGCGGTCGGCCATCGACTCTACCGTCTCGGTGAGGTCGGTCATGGCCGCGGCCACATCCTCGGTGGCTGGGCCCTCCGGAGTACCCTCTCCTCCGGCATCGCCTGCCTCCGAGTTGTCTGCGCTCATCTCTGTGGCCTCCTCCTCGTCGTTGTGGCCGCCCTGTTCGGCACCGCTCCCGCCAGGCCCGCCGGTGTCGGCGCCGTGTTGCTCGACGGCCTCTCGATAGAGCGCCATCGAGCGACCCGGCATATACAGTTCGCCCACGCCTTCGATAGTGTGGGCGTGCGATTCCTCTGCCAGTCCCAGGTCGCCGGCGACCGCCTCGGCCTGCCCCGCGTTCGGGTAGAGCAGGAAGGCATCTTCCGGCATGGGGATTCCGATCTTGTCAAGCATCTGTGTGAGTTCCGCAGACTTGTGGTGCTCTGCGAGCGAGAAGTCGTCTTCCTCGTCTTCGGTGTATGTCGCGGCCGTCTTGCTGTGCACCGGGACCGACTCCCGGCTGAGCATCATCTGGGCCGCGTCGTGCACCGCCTTCGCCTCCGCGACATTATCCTCCGAGAGTGTCCGTCCGACCTTTGCTATCGCTGTCTCAATCGGGATGTCAGCCGCTTTTGTTGGCCCCGTGTTGTGATCGGACGTCACGCCCGCGCCAGTATCCTCGCCGGAGTTACCCGAGTCATCGGCCTGGTTGTCGCCGCCACCGCCACCGTCACCCGGAGCAAACCGAGCGACCGCAGCCCGGATGCGCTCCGCAACACCATCACTGGACGCGGCTTCACGCTCGCGTGGGTCCGACACCTCACGGAGTCGGTCCTCACGGTTGGCGACGTGCATCGTGTCGCCCCGGCCCCGCTCGTCTTCGCGCGGGCTGGCCTCCTCGCCGAAGCCGTCCCACACCTCCAGCAGATATACCGGGTTGTCCTCCTCGGCTTCGACAGTCACGTCGCCGGAGATGGCGTCGTCGAAGCCCTCTCCCGGCTCCTCTATCACGTCGACCACCTGCCCACGAGAGTCGCCACCGAGCCGGGGCCAGACGGTCCACGTGCCTGTGCTGTACTCTGCCTTTAGATTCGCTGCTACTGTGTTCGTGTCTGGATTGTATTCGTTGGAGTCACTCATAGATGCCACCTCCGGGTAAGGGAGGTCCTCGTCGGGCACCGTCTCGTCGGCCTGGGCCCGTATCAGGTCGTTTGCGCGATGCTGTGCCCACTCCGCTGCTGTGCCGGTACCGAGGCCACCCCATAGCGCATACTGGACCGGCCCGCACCGACTGGTCCACACCTCGTCCGACCACTCCGGCGGGGTGCCCTCGACGTCGGCCACATCGTCGGCGTGACTTGCGAGATACGCGGGTATCGGCGTGCCGTTGTCCCGAGACAGAAAGTCCTCCGGCCCGAGGTCGCCGCTGACTATCTGTTCAGCCCGCTGTTCGCCGCGGCCAGACCCACAGCCACCGATGTCATCAGCGAACTCCTGCTTTTTCGACAGTGCCAGCTGGGCGGCGTTCCGCATGAACCCCGGCGGCGTCAGGTCGACCGTCGTGCCGTTGACCTCAACTTTACACTCGGCGTCTCCCTCGAGTTTGCTCTCAGCCTGCCAAGACCCGCACACAGCCTCGGCCTCCGCCCGGCTGGTACCCTCGCCGGAGATTGTCGAGACGCAATCGCCGAAGTCCTCGAACGTGGCACCGTTCGGGGCACTGAACGGCTTGCCGATGCTGGGGCTGGTGTCCTCGGTCTTCACCGTGTCGGAGTGCATGACCTCACACAGCCGCTCGGCGTCAGCCTCGCTGTGACCGCGCTCAACCAGCGCCTCGATACACGCCTGGCCGCCGGCAGCTAACTCGTCGACATGGTCCTTTTCTGTGGCCTTGAGCACCTGCACTGTCGCTGGCTGCACGGCGGGCTGGTCAACCGGCGAGAATTCGAAGATACGAACCGAGTCGATGCGTTGCACCGGGGCATCGTCGGGCCACTCAGCAGAGCGCGTGAGGTCATCCGGCGTCTCCTCGGGTGACAGCGTCTCGCCCTCCACCTCGTCGCCGCCGATGCTAAACCCGCTGATAGTGCCGTCGCGGAACAACGACCACAACCGACTGTCGTGAACCTTCACCGAGACGACCCATGTGCCCGCGCTGTACTGCTCAGAGCCGATCTCCTCGGCCTCGTCTAACACGCGAGACTCGATAAGGCTCACTTTCTGCCCGGCGTCAACAGCGTGCATGAGACGCTGTGTGGCCTCGCCCTGCTGGAGTCGTCGAAGATACGCATGGGCCTCTCGCTCGATTGTGTCTGGCCGAAAGAAGTCGCCCTGCGTATCTATCCGATTCGGGACCAACAAGACACCGGTCGCTATCTGTCGGTCTTCGTCTTTCCTGACCCACTCGCCAGTCTTTCGTAGTGTTGTTGTCATGTGTCTCTATCTGTTGTGGTCGTGGTGTGGTCACACGTTGAGTCGGCGGCCGGCCCGCAGTTGCGCCACCTCGTCATCGGTGAGATCGTCCGCAAAAACGGGCGTCGCAAAACATCGGCAATTTGCGATCTCGTGAATCGGCCCGTTCGGATCGCCCGGATGGAGCAGTTCGGCACGGCCGTCCGAACTGACGAGCAGGAACGTGCCCTCGACCGGCGCTATCTGTCCGTCAGCATCGAGGTGTGACTCTCGTGCCCTGCCGTCGTTGGTGGCGTGCCAGCGCTCGCCGACCACGCCCGGCGCTTGCCGCATCATCTCGTGGTTGCCCCGCTCGGCCGCGCCCTGGACGATGGTCCGGGCATGGGTTTCGGTGTGCCGTGCGTCGAGGTCGGCCTGGTAGCCCTCGCTAAGTATCAGGTCCCGAATCTCGTCCACGGTGCGGCCCTCCTCAAGCCAGCCCTTCAGATCGCCCTCGATGCTCCGGGCCACCGTGTTGAGCGCATCATCCTCGTACGAGCCGACCACCGCCTCGACTGACCGGATAGCCGACTCCGGAGCCTGGTCGAAGTCGACGCCGAGATCGAACCGCCGCTGTGCCATGCGCGCCCCCGCGTTCACGCCGTCGGTCGCACCGTCACGGAGCCGTGCCCGAATCGTGTCCCCCTCGTTGTCTATGACGACCGACACGAGACTCACGGGGTCGGTCACGCCAGGCCGGTCGAAGTTGTCTGCGAGCCGCGCCCGGACATCCGCCAGCGCCGCACTGAACTGCCGGCGGAACTGCTCCATCGCCGCCTGCACCTCCGCCGGGTACCGCCGCTTGTGCCGGCTGTGAAGCTCGCTGGTCGTGGTGTGACGGCCGGCGTAGTCGGCCACACGCGTCCGACCGGGCACAGTGTGGTGTGGATAGTGAGGTGCTGGCATCAGATGTCACGCGCCGAACAGCGAGTCCTCGAACCGGACCAGCTCGGGTTGCTCGGGAAGCACAACTACCGTCTGCTCGGACCCGCTGGTGAGTGTGGCCGGGAGCGTGATCTGTGCCTGGATAGCGTACACGCCGGCCTCGGGGAGTGTGTGCGGCGGGAGCTCCACCTGGATGCTGTCCGTCACGGTCACCCACTCGTGGGCGGCACCAAGGCAGAGCACCTCCTCGCCGCCCTGCCTGTGTAGTCGAATCTGTACCTCGGCGTCTGTGGTTGCGAGCCGAACCGCTGGTACCTGCCGGTGGTCCCTGTACTCCACCTGCCATCGGAACGTCTCGGCGAGCGAGTGCATGAGTTGTCTTGTGTTGTGCTGTGTCTCTCTGTGCTGGTGGTCGTGTGTGTGACCGTGTCTGCAGACCCGTGTTAGGCTTGCTCGAGCGGCGAGCCGTCGACCGACACGGTGCCGGTAAGTACCGACACCACCGTGCCCGTGGAGCCATCCACGAGCCGGACTTGATAGCTGAAGCTGGATGCGGGCAATAGCGGTGCGGTCTCGGTCGCTGGGAGCGTGATGACAAGGACATCCTGGGTGTCGGGTATCTGGTCGATGCTCTCGAACGACCCCGCGCCGAGTTTCACGTCGCCAAACTGTTCGACCGCAATCGTTACATCGGCGGTCGTTACCGTCGCAGTGCCAGTCTCCGAATCGACGACGGCGAACTCGACCTCGTCAGCGGAGAAGCCGCTCTCGAACGTCGTGTTAGGGTCGTCGCCGTCGAGGACCGGGATGATTAGCCGCTCGGTATCGCCCTGCTGCAGTGTGAGATTGACTGTCCGAACCATGATTATCCTGGTGCCGTGCGTGGCCGCTGGTGGCTATCCTGTCGCCGGCCCCAACGCTCACTCCGTGTCCGACAAGTCGCCGACGGCCGGCTGGTCCTGTTGGGCGGTCCCCGCTGCCGGTGTCTCAGAGTCGGTCGCCCCTGCCGCCGGAGCGTCACGGTCGGCTGTCCCTGCCGCCGGCGCGAGCCGTTGTGTCGAGCCGAGGAGAGCGCTGTACTGGAGTCGGCTGAACAGTACCCGACTCACCACCGCACCGCCAACCCCAGCATCAGCGCCAGCGGTAAGACCCAGTGTACGTGCTCGAGCCAGCCCGATACCTCCGCCGGCCTCGGCATCAGCGCCAGCGGTAAGACCCAGTGTACGT